CGAAGCCATACCATATATGTTCTGCATATTCCTTGCGTTTATGCTACTAAACAAGTGTGATCAGGAGAAGGAGTATCAGCAGGAGATACAGCGAATCAATAACAATAACGTTGCGCTACTAGACACTATCCGAAACTACATGGATGGTGAAGGTTTGTATGCTGCGGATATCAGGGCACTGAACCTAAAGCTAGATGAACTAGCGGACAGCGTAGCAGTAGACAGGTCTCAACCACCGGTAACCATAACCAATCAGACAACAGAGATACGAGAGACTATTGAAGTCCCTGCATTCATATATGACACGATTACCATAGTAAACACCGATACGTTCTATAAGAAGATATATGTGGAGCAGACGGACACGTTCGGCAAGAGCAACAGATCCATAGAGGTTACGATACCTACTGATGGCGTGGTAGTGGCGGATGCCATAATAAACTTGGAGCAGGACATATGGGTTGAGAACACCATTGAAAAGAATAATAAGACGGGCGAGGTGTTCTTTAGAATGAGAACCGACTACCCAGGAGTTACGTTCAATAATGCCAACGCTATACTAGTAGACCCGAAGCAACTCGTTAAGGTACGAAAATCATTTGGTGTTGGTTTTCAGACAGGTATAGGCATCACAACAACGGGCCAAACAAGGCATTACATAGGTGTGGGAATTCACTACTCGCCTAAGTTTTTACAATGGTAAAAAAGTATTAATTTTAAGGGCATGAAACTGATAACGAAAGAGACCGTTGTCGGCATGCCAATGTCAACCTTTGTATGGATAGTGGGAATTATATTCTCAGTATTCGTGGCATACTTTGAATTGAAAGCTGAAATAGATGAGGCCAAGAAGTTACCTCCTCAGGAAATATCCGCTGAAGAGATTAAAGTTTCTCTTGACGGAATTCAAAGACAGCTTGATGAAATGAATAATAAAATCGACAAACTAGATGAAAGACTTTACGAGCTCAATTCTGGAGAGTAAAGGTTGGGAGATGTTTCGTGCTGGCTGGAGACCTACTATAGGTTGGGTGTGTGGCTTGGCACTTTTGTACAACTTTATTGCTAGAGATATTATTGTTATCTTCACGGAACGATATGGTGAACCTGCACAGATGGAACATCTGATTACAATACTTGTAACGATGCTTGGTCTAGGCGGGATGAGGACATACGAAAAAATTAAACAAAATGAAATTAAAGAAAGAACAACTGGAATCGATTAAGGAATTAAGGTCTAAGATGGCAAGACTAACGGACACCATCGCTAGGCTAGAGTTACATAAGTACCAAGTGGTTCAGGAGTCTATTGCTACAGGCAAGGCACTGCAAGCAGTGGAGGATAGTATTACGGCTGAACACGGAGCGGATGTATCTCTTAATTTAGAAACAGGAGAAATAAACAAAAAGAATGGGAAAGATATCTAACACTAGTAAGTACGCTACAGTAACACCCGTTAGCGGAGATTATGTTGTAGCGACGGATGTAAGCGACTCTAATAACACAAAAACGGTTACGATTGGCTCTATGGCAAATGCAATACTTAGTGGTGTGCCTTCTGCTGTCTTAGCTTCAGACGACAAGCTTATTGGTCTAGATACTAGCGATAGTGATAATGTAAAGAATTTTACTATTTCTACAATAAGAGGTGGTTACGTAAAAAAGATGGAAGCTAGTTCTTCGGGAGACCAAACAGATGCTGGGACAAACACAGCACAGCAAGTTGCATTCGGAGCAGAGCAAATATTTACAGATGTTAGTGTTGCTTCGGATGGTGTAATAAAGCTTATAACGACAGGAGATTATTTTATATCAGCAGACTTCCAGGTGGGGACTGTGGCAAGTACGGCATCTACAATTCACCTAAGGTGCTTAGTCAATGGCACGCAAGTTGGTGCTACTATAAGTGAGGTCCTGCCTTCAACCACAGCTAAGAATACAATATGTTGGTCTTTCCCCGTGTATGCTACGGCAATAAACACTACAGTCACATTTGAGTATGCGGTTGAGCCTACAGGCAACGGAGGCTTAGTGGAAGTTCCTGTTACCACCACAGGTTTTAACAATTCATCTGCCGCAGCTGTTGTTGTATACAAAAGAGAGTGATGCAAATCAGAAAGATTTCAATAGGGGCTGACTACAAGAATAGTGCTATGCACTACATCGTAGGGCAGGATGTTCTTGGTGGAAATCATAAGATTCATTTAATAAAAGAAGAGCAGGGTACATTTAAGGTTTGGATTGAGCAGAGAAACGAAGTAATGCTGTGGAAGTCCTTTGGCCCTAATATGCCTGTATCAGTAGAATATAATATTAATTTTTAATGCAATCACCATATTGCTTCATCGTAAAGCCTGAGGGTGGCTTGCGATACAACAATGAGAATGAGTTTGGTCTTATCCTCAGCAACACCCATGAAGACCATACAATCACTAATCGAAAAGCGTTGGTGATAGAGACACCTATTGGATACAAGGGAGATATAAAAAAGGGAGACACCCTGATAGTTCATCACAACGTATTTAGAACTTATAACGATATGAAGGGTAGGCATCGAAGTGGCAGGAGCTACTTGAAAGATGACCTATTCCTTGTTGATCCGGATCAATTCTTTATGTACTCCTTCAACGGAGGATGGAAGTGCCCAGGTAAGTATTGTTTCGTCAAGCCCACAGGTGAGCATCTTACAGGCGAGATGAAGTATATCAATAAAGAGTTGGAATCATTAGGTGTGCAAGCTGGTGATTTAGTATCTTTTACTCCTGACAGTGAATACGAGTTCGAGATAGATGGCGAGAAGCTATATAGGATGTTCACTAAAAACATTGCTATTAAGTGGAAAAAGTAGAGAGGTGGCTTGAGTGTGGATGTAAGCTCGTAAAAGTAAAAAGTAAATACAGATGGCAGAGATGTCCTAAAGCAGTAGAGATATATGAGCAATTCGAAAAGACAAGAGATTGGCGGTGGGATAAAAAGTACAGTGAACACTTCCAAGATAAAATCAGAAATTATTGAGGCAGGGTATAAGGCCGTCAGTCAATTAATAAAGGTTGCTCAAGAGGAGATAATAAAGCCTGACCCTGAGGACGAGCTCGCTGCTGACAGATTAAAGAACGCTGCTGCCACAAAGAAGCTAGCCATATTCGATGCATTCGAGATACTATCAAGAATAGAGACGGAGAAGGAGACGCTAGCCACTTCAAATAAGAACACTTCATTCAAAGGATTTGCAGAGCGAAAGTCAAAATAAATTATACGAAGTAGTAAACGACTACATACCAAAGGCTGTTCTAGTTAAGAAGAACAAGTCTAAGTCGTGGACGTATGGATACGATGCGAAGTATAATCTTATTGTAATATCTAGGAATGGGACTTTAGGAGAGGTATACAACATCAATGACCTGAAGATAGGCCTTCCTGCAAAGCCTAAGAATGTATTTAAAAAATCTGCAAATCAAAGAGAGCAGTATTGGGAGAGAGAGGAATACCCTCGTCAATTAAAAAGAATCAAGACTATATTCCAATGGAATGATATGTCTTCAGACTTCAAAGACTCTTGGGTTGATTATATAGAGAGGGAGTTCGACAGAAGGGAGCAGGGGTTTTGGTTTTATAACGCTGACAATCCAACATATATTACAGGATCACACTACATGTATTTGCAGTGGACTAAGATTGATGTTGGATATCCTGACTATAGAGAGGCCAACAGAATATTCTACATCTTTTGGGAGGCGTGCAAGGCGGACAAGAGATGCTTTGGTATGTGCTACCTAAAGATTAGGCGTTCAGGGTTTTCGTTTATGGGCGCATCAGAGTCTGTTAATATGGCTACACTAGCCAAGGACTCTAGGTTAGGTGTTCTATCCAAGACGGGTAATGACGCTAAGAAGTTATTCGTAGATAAGATTGTGCCCATATCAAACAACTACCCATTCTTCTTCAAGCCTATTCAGGATGGTATGGACAGGCCTAAGACTGAGTTAGCCTATCGTGTCCCGGCATCTAAGATTACTAAGAAGAATATGCACCAGCTTGGTGACGATGATATAGATGGGTTAGACACTACTATAGATTGGAAGAACACAGCAGACAACAGCTACGATGGTGAGAAACTGAAACTGCTAGTACACGATGAGAGTGGTAAGTGGGAAAAGCCTGAGAACATTCTAAACAACTGGCGTGTAACTAAGACTTGCCTAAGGTTGGGTAGCAGAGTTATAGGTAAGTGTATGATGGGTTCCACGTGTAACGCTCTAAACAAAGGAGGTAATAACTTCAAGAAACTATACGAAGACTCTAAGCCATCCAAGAGAAATGCCAATGGTCAAACTAAGAGCGGCCTATACTCATTATTCATTCCTATGGAGTGGAACTTCGAGGGGTACATAGATAGGCACGGTATGCCTGTATTCACTTCGCCTGACGAAGCAGTTGAGGGCGTGGATGGAGAGATGATAGGCACGGGAGCTGTTGATTATTGGAAGAATGAGATTGAGTCTTTGAAGTCTGATAGCAATGCGATGAATGAGTTCTATCGTCAGTTTCCTAGGACAGAGTCTCACGCCTTCAGGGATGAGAGCAAGTCATCCATATTCAACCTTACTAAGATATACCAGCAGATAGACTACAACGACAATATGATTCAGGAGCATATGCTTACCAGGGGTAAGTTCTTTTGGAGAGACGGGCCTGATAGCAAAGTGGTGTGGAGTCCTGACAGGAACGGAAGGTTCTTGGTTTCTTGGCTACCGAATGCAGGCCTACAGAACAATGTCGTTACGAGGAACGGAAGGAAGTATCCGGGCAATGAGCACATAGGTTCGTTTGGCTGCGACCCTTACGACATATCAGGAACTGTTGGAGGAGGATCATCTAATGGTGCGCTTCACGGAATGACCAAGATGCATATGGATGATGCACCAACCAATGAGTTCTTCTTAGAGTATATAGCTAGACCTCAGACGGCAGAGATGTTCTTCGAGGATGTGCTTATGGCTTGCGTGTTTTATGGGATGCCTATCCTTGTAGAGAATAATAAGCCAAGACTACTATACCATTTCAAGAACAGAGGGTATAGAGCGTTCTCCATCAATAGGCCCGACAAGCCCTCTAACAAGCTCTCTAAGACCGAGAAAGAGCTCGGGGGTATACCCAACTCATCTGAGGATGTAAAGCAGTCTCACGCGTCCGCTATAGAGTCCTACATAGAAAAGTATGTTGGCCTAGATATGGAGGGCACATTCAGAGATGTTGGAGATATGGGAGGAATGTTCTTTAATAACACCTTGTTAGATTGGGCGAAGTTTGACGTGAACAACAGAACGAAGTATGATGCGTCTATAAGTTCAGGGTTGGCTATTATGGCTAATCAAAAACACATATATCAGCCTCAAAAACAAAGTTCAAAAATATCAGTTAAATTTGCAAGATATAATAACAAGGGCAATGCTAGCCGATTACGCCAATGAAAGAAGTTAATGTCAACATAGTAAAGAGAACTTTCCCAAGTCAATTTGTAAGCGATGAAGAAAAGGCTCTTCCTGAATTTGGATTAAAAGTTGGTCAGGCTATACAGCACGAATGGTTTAAAAGAGACGGAGGGTCTTGCAGGTTCTATAATCACTTAGGTCAATATCATAAACTAAGATTATACGCACGAGGTGAACAACCTATTGGGAAGTATAAGAATGAAATGTCTGTGGATGGCGACCTAAGCTATCTAAACCTAGACTGGACACCCGTACCAATCATACCTAAGTTCGTTGATATCGTAGTCAATGGAATGTCGGATAGATACTTTGGCATCAGAGCGTTTGCTCAGGATCCTATATCTTCTGAAAGACGTAACGAATTCAAGGATATGGTGGAGGCTGATATGGCTGCTAGAGAATTACTTGAGCAACTTAATGAAGACTTTGGCATAGACACCTTCAATGTTCCTGAGGATGAACTCCCAGGGAGTGATGAGGAGTTGACTGTTTACATGCAGTTGAATTATAAGCCTGCTGTTGAGATGACAGCTGAAGAGGCTATTAATACATTAATGCTAGACAACGACTACAGCGATACAAGAAAAAGGCTAGACTACGACCTTATGGTTTTAGGTAAGGCTGTAGTGAAGCACGAGTTCAACCCTGGAGATGGCGTTACAGTAAAGTATGTTGATCCTGCAAATGTGATACACAGCTACACTGAAGACCCACACTTTCAAGATTGTTTCTATTGGGGAGAGGTAAAGACTGTTCCTATCACGGAACTAATCAAGATTGACCCAAGCCTACTTCCTGAAGACTTAGAGAAGATTTCTCAGTATAGTCAAAGTTGGTATGACTACTATAACGTAACACAGTTTTATGAGAATGATGTATTCAAAAAAGACACGGCAACGCTTCTTTACTTTAACTACAAAACCACCAATACCTTCAAGTATAAGAAGAAGATTGCAGACAGTGGTGCTGTAAGGATGATTGAAAAGCCATCTGACTTTAACCCTCCACAGGATATGGTTGAAGAAGGAAGGTTTGAAGTAGTTCAGAAAACAATTGACGTATGGTATGAAGGGGTGATGGTTATGGGGACAAACATGGTTCTTAGATGGAGAATGATGGAGAATATGGTTCGCCCGAAGTCTGCCTCTCAGAATGCCATGCCTAATTACATTGCTGTTGCGCCAAGAATGTACAAGGGCAATGTAGAGTCTCTAGTAAGAAGAATGATTCCTTTTGCTGACTTGATTCAGATTACACATCTCAAGCTACAGCAGGTTATGAATCGAATGACCCCTGATGGCGTGTTCATTGACGCTGATGGAATCAATGAGGTTGACCTCGGCACGGGAGCGGCATACAATCCTGAGGATGCGCTGAGGCTATACTTCCAGACAGGTTCTGTTGTTGGTAGGTCATACACTCAGGATGGAGATTTCAATAACGCTAGAGTTCCTATTCAACCTATTACGGGCCACTCAGGGCAAGGTAAGATGGCTGCGCTAATCAATAGTTACAACTACTATCTAGATATGATAAGAAGTGTAACGGGATTGAATGAGGCTAGAGACGGATCAACGCCTGACCCCAACGCACTCGTGGGAGTTCAAAAGTTAGCGGCCTTAAATTCTAACACAGCCACTAGGCATATCTTAGATGGTAGTGTGTTTATGGTCAAGAAGTTGTCTGAGGCATTGATGCTCAGGGTGTCTGATATTATAGAGTACGCTCCATTTAAAGAGGAGTTCATACTACAGATAGGAAGGCATAGTGTTTCAATGTTAGAGGATATAGATGAGCTATACCTAAGAGACTTTGGGATATTTATAGAGATATCTCCTGACGAGGAAGACCGAGCTAGGCTAGAGCAGAACATACAGATAGCACTAGGATCTGGAGACATCACTCTTGAGGATGCCATTGATATTCGAGAGATAAAGAATATTAAGCTAGCCAATCAGGTTATTAAAATCAGAAGAGCAGCTAGAGAGAAGAACAGACAGAACCCTGAAATTATTAGGATTCAAATGAATCAGCAGGGTCAAATGCAGTCACAGCAACTAGCAGGACAAATAGCCGCACAGAAGATGCAGTTAGAGTCTCAGCTAAGAATGCAGGAGGAGCAGGCCAAGATGCAGATGGAGTCAGAGAAGATGCAGATGCAAGCAGAGCTCAAGTCTCAGTTGATGGCTGAAGAGTTTAACTATAATATCAAGCTAAAAGACTTAGAGGTTGATGGACTATCTAAAAGAGAAGATGCTAAAGAGACGGCAAAGGACAAAAGAATAGATAGACAGAACACTCAACAATCTAAACTTATTGAGCAGAGGAAAAAAGATTTACCTCCAATCAACTTTGAATCATCAGAGGACAACTTAGATGGGTTTGACTTCGGTCAATTCGGTCCGAGATAAAATATATATATTTGCATAAAATTTAATTAAATGGCAATTCGAGTAAAAGACATAGGCGTTTCTGAGGAAAAGTCTAAACAAGAAATAGAGGCGAAACTTTTGGAGGAGCATGAGGCGAAGAACGCTGAAGCGCAGGAGGTAAAAGAGGAGC